GCAAGTCATATGACTTTATGATATAATATAAGTAAAGGAGGTGATAATAATGAAAGCATTAAATATAAAGGTATATCCAACTAGGGAACAAGAAATATTATTTTATAAATATATAGGGAGCCAAAGATATGTTTACAATTGGGCATTAGCTAAAAACAATGAACTTTATAAAAAAGAAAAGAAAAAATATTCTACTGCTGAATTAGGTAAAATGTTAACTAAACATAAAGACGAGGTAGAATGGTTAAAAGAAATATCTAATGCAACATTAAAAGAAAGTATTAGATGTTTAGACAAAGCATATATAAATTTTTATAAAGGACAAGCTAAATTACCTAAATTTAAAAGTAAAAAGAAGTCTAAAAATTCTTTTTATAGCCGATACGATAGAATTAAATTCTATGAAAATAATATAGTAAAGTTAGAAAAAATAGGCAAAGTTAAATGCAAGTCAAGTTATAATATGGATTTAACTAAAATATCTAAATTCATTAATCCTCATATATCTCATAACGGAAGATGTTGGATATTAACTTTAGGAATAGAAATAGAAAATAGACCTCATAAAACTACAGATGAAGTTATAGGAATAGATTTAGGAGTTAAAGAATTAGCAGTTTGTAGTAATGGAATGGTATTTAAGAATATTAATAAAACAAACCAAATTAAAAAACTTGAAAAAAGACTAAAACATTTGCAAAGAAAAGTGAGTAAGAAATATGAATCTAATAAGAAAGGAGGACGTTACTTAAAAACTAATAATATTAAAGACCTAGAAAAAAGAATAAATAAACTTCATCGTAAACTAAAGAATATAAGACTTGATTATACTCATAAATGTACTTCTACAATAGTGAAAACCAAACCTTGTAGAATAGTTATGGAAGACTTAAATATAAAAGGAATGATAAAAAACAAACATTTATCAAAGGCTATACAACAACAAAATTTATATAAATTTATAAAACAACTAGAATATAAATGTGAATGGAATAATATAGATTTTGTTCAAGTAAATAGATTTTATCCATCAAGCAAAATGTGTAGTAACTGTGGCAATATTAAAAAAGATTTAAAACTATCAGATAGAATTTATAAATGTGAATGTGGTTTAACTATTGATAGAGATTTTAATGCAAGTCTTAATCTTGCAAATTACGGGAAATCACTTTAAAGATAACTCGTGATATGTAGTGGCTCGTTGACCACGAATTTATGCTCTTGGACTGCTATATAAACTAGAGTAGCTTAGGCAAAATAGGGTGGGATGAATAGAGAAATAGATTATAATCTTTAGTAATGGTTGTTTTAATGTTTAATAAAGTTTATAGATTTTAAGTAACGGTGCGTATGAATGATGAAAATATTTCATGAAAAATCATTGATAGAAATAAATAAGGAAAAAGAAGAAAATGGAAAACTAAAAAAGGAAGTTGAAGAATTAAAATCAGAATTAGAACTAACTCAAACTGCATTGAATGATTTATTATTTGGAGAAGAAGGAGGTGAATAAGAATGGCTGGATATTTAGCATTACAAATAATGAAAGGTAACCTTAGTTATGCAAAGGTTATGAGTAAGTTTAGTAAATATAAAGAACAAATAGACATTATATTAGTAGCAGAAGGCAGAGAAGATTTAATAGAAAATTAATCTTCTCTTTTTTATTATCATTTAAGAGGATCTTCATAGGTCCTCTTTTTATAAGGAGGGATAAAATGTCTTATAATAAAAAAGTATGGAAAAGCGGAGACAGAATTACAAAAGAAGCGTTAAACAATATGGAAAATGGTATAGAGGCAGCACATCAAAATTCAGGTGGAAGTGGTACATCCTATGATGATACCGAAATAAAAACTGATATAAATACTATTAAAACTGATTTAGGTACTGAGGAATTAACTACAACTGCTAAAACTGTTAAAGGTGCAGTTAATGAAGTTGCTGCACAATATAAAGATATTGCGAACTTAGGATTAACAAAACATACTGATGGGAAAGTATATATTAAAAAACAAGATGGTACACTTCTAGGAGATGGAATTGAAATAGGTGGAAGTGATGTTGATTTATCCAAAATAACAATGAGTGTTACTGGGCAAACACTTAAACTTATGAACGATGGTACTCAAATAGCAACTGTTGAGATACCTACTGCTAC